ACACCTAAGATTCCAGATTTTAAGGTATCAACTGTGTATTATCAGGTGGAGAATGGTCATGATCGTGATGGATTGGGTTCAGAAGACAATTATTTTTGGAAAACATCGAAAGAAAGGTCAGCTAATATTGAAGTAGGCGCTGGAGGCACTGATATGAACGTTGATTTTTACGGTGGTGACTTTAAAATTGACTTAAATGAACCAGAATTGGGATGAAATGGGTGAGCATCTGATACTTGATGTCTACGATGGGTATTTTGATGACTTAAATAGTCCAAATTTCCTTCGTGACATCTTCACTCGTGCTATTTTGAAGTCGGAGATGACAATATTAAATGAATATACACATAAATTCAGTCCATGTGGTGTTACATGCCTTTTTGCACTCGCTGAAAGTCATGTTTCTTGTCATACTTGGCCTGAATTTGGTCGAATGAACGCAGATTTCTTCACTTGCGGCGAAAAAGACCCAAGAATTAGCGCTAAATATATTATTAACGCTTTAGAATCAGAAAAATATCGAATTCGAGTCGTAAAAAGATAAAAAAAAGCGGTATAAATAAAAACAGGAAACTTTTTGTGTAAATAGTGGCTTCTAGGGCATTCAAAGATATCAACTTATCCTTCAAACGTCATCCTGTGACGAATGATGTGCTTACGGTTAGTAATGAAGACGCTATAAAAAGGTCTGTAAAGAACATAATTTTTACAATTCTTGGTGAGAAACCATTTTTACCCCTATTTGGTTCGGTGATTAATCAATCTTTGTTTGATTTAAACACTAATTTGAATGAAATTCGTATTTCAGACGAAATTAAACAATCTTTACTTAATTATGAACCAAGAATTGATAATACTGAAGTGACAGTATCAGTTTATCCTGATTCAAACGAATTAAATTGCATCATACAATATGATATTGTTGGCATTCCAGCACCAACACAAGAAGTAGACGTTCTCCTATTCCCAGCTAGAGTATAATGGCTTTCGGTCAATACACAAACTTAGATTTTGATCAAATTAAGACTTCCATCAGAGATTATCTGAGGGCGAATACTAATTTTACTGATTATGATTTTGAAGGATCAAACCTTTCAATAATTATTGACGCATTAGCATATAATACATACACAACTGCATATAATACAAATATGGCAGCGAATGAGTGTTTTCTTGATTCCGCTACACTTCGAGAAAACGTTGTTTCACTTGCCAGAAACATTGGATACGTTCCAAGATCTCGTAGATCATCAAGAGCGAAAGTATCTTTTACGGTAAGTGGTCTTACAGAGACCTCAACACTTACATTAAACGCTGGCATTGTTTGTAATGGTTCTGGAGACAATACAAACTTTATATTTTGCATTCCAGAGAATATTACAATCCCTGTTGTGAACGGATTTGCTGAATTTAATAATATTGAGATTTATGAGGGTAATTTTGTTTCTCAAGAATTTACTGTAGACACCTCTCTCTTTAATCAAAAATATACTCTTGATAATTCTTTTATTGACACATCAACTATCAAGGTTAAAGTTAAAGATTTGTCATCTTCAACTTCTTCAGTTACTTATCAACAAATTGATAACATTATTGGTATCACATCAACATCAGCAGCGTATCTTTTACAAGAAGTAGAGGATGAAAGGTATGAATTGATCTTTGGTGACAATGTAATTGCTAAAAAATTATCAAATGGCAATGTTATTACAGTTTCATATATTACAACTGATGGAAGGGATGGAAATGGAGCTTCAGAATTCAGTTTTGTTGGAAATATTACTAATCAAGATGGTGCAGCTATCAATTCATCACTTATTGGTTTAGTTTCAACTGATGAAAAGTCAAGAGATGGTGATGATATTGAATCAATTTCATCAATCAAGTATTTTGCACCAAGAATTTACTCATCTCAGTATCGTGCGGTTACTTCATCTGATTATGAGTCTGTTTTAGGTTACATATACCCAAATGTAGAATCTGTAACTGCTTTTGGTGGTGAGGAGATGAATCCACCTCGTTTTGGTAAAGTTTTTATATCAGTAAAACCTCGAAATGGTGATTTTTTATCAGATGAGACAAAAAGAGAGTTAATACAAAGATTAAAGAGTTATGCAGTTGCTGGTATCGTACCAGAGTTTGTAGATTTAAAATATTTGTATGTTGAGTTACAAGCAAATCCATATTACAATCCAAGTTTAAATGATAGACCAGAAGCTTTAAAAACTGGCATCTCAAATGCTCTGACACAGTATTCACGTTCAATAGATGTCAATAAATTTGGTGGTAGATTCAAATACAGTAAGGCTGTATCACTTATTGATAGTGTTGATTCATCAATTACGTCAAATATCACTCTCGTTATAATTCGTCGTAATTTAAGAGCTGTTCTAGGTAAATTTGCTCAATATGAAGTTTGTTTTGGTAATCGATTCCACACTCAAGAGAGTAGTTATAACGTTGTTTCCACTGGATTTACAATCGAGGGTGTTACAGGTACTGTTTACCTCTCTGATGAGGTAATTGATCGTGAAAAAGGTCGAATATTCTTCTTTACATACACGGAGGGTGGAACTCCTAATATTGTAAAGAAAAATGCTGGAACTGTTGATTATATGACTGGTGAAGTTCTTATAGATACTGTAAATATACTTTCAACTTCAATTACAAATGATGTGATTGAAATTCAAGCGATTCCACACTCAAATGACATTGTTGGTCTTCGAGATTTGTATGTTAAATTTGATATGACAAACACGACAATCAATATGGTTCAAGATTTAATCGCATCAGGAGAAAATACCTCTGGATCAAGATTTGTTCATACGCACAGTTATTATATGCCGACATTTACGAGAAAATCAAATTCTCCAGTCTCTACAGCTGCTGCAATTCTTCCATCAACAGCTTCCTCGACTGCAACATCCACTACTTCTAGTGGAACATATGCAACTTCAACCACAACATCAAGTACAACTCCTACTACAACCACATCATCTGGTGGCGGTGGCGGATCTAGTTCTGGCGGCGGATATTAATGATAGATACCTCAATACAAAGAGTCGAAATCAATCAGGTAATTGAAAATCAGTTACCTGAGTTTGTGCAAACCGAAAGTCCACTTTTTGTGGATTTTATGAAACAATACTATATTTCTCAAGAATATCAGGGTGGATCAATCAACATAGCTGAAAATCTTGACAGATATACTAAATTAAAAACATATGTTGGAGCTGCACTTACAGAATACACTGGATTATCTACAAATACTGAATCTTACTCCTCTACAATATTTGTAGATTCAACAAAAGGATATCCAAGTAAATATGGATTGTTAAAAATTGATGATGAAATTATTACATATACAGGAATCGGTACGACTTCATTTACGGGGTGTGTTCGTGGATTTAGTGGTGTAACCAATTTAGATCAACCTACAAGACCTGACCTTGTTGAATTTAAAACATCAATTGGTGCTGCACACACTGGTGGATCAAAAGTTCATAATTTATCAAATCTTTTTATTCGTGAATTTTTTAATAAACTTAAAACAACTTATGCAAGTGGATTTGAAAACCGTAAATTAGATAGTGATTTAGATCAAGTCAAGTTTATTCGTCAAATTAAAGATTTCTATAAAACAAAAGGAACAGAAGAGTCATATAAAATTTTATTCAGATCATTATATGGTGAGGAAGTTAGTATTATTAAACCATCAGAGTTTTTGATTAAACCATCTGATGCAGATTATGGTTTTGCACAAGATTTTGTAGTAAAACCAATCACAGGCGATCCTCGTAATTTAAAAGGATCAACACTTTTTCAAGATTCTGATGAGGATGACCAGAATATTCGAGGTGCCTCTGGTGCGATATCGGACGTAAAGGACTTTGTATATGGTGGAGAACATTATTATCAGATAAGTGTATCAAAAGATACTATTGATGGTAATTTTGTAATTCCAGGCAGAACTCGTATTGTAAATCCAGTTACCATTGGTTCAACTGTGATGACTGTTGATACAACTGTTGGATTTCCCACCAGTGGTTCTTTGTCGTTACCAACAGCGACTACGGCTGGAGTTGTTACTTATACAAGTAAAACTGCAAATCAATTTGTAGGATTACCCACTGCTGTTGATGTTTTAAGTATTGGTGATGATGTAAGATATAATAATGTTGCATACGGATATTCTTTTGCAAGTAACACAAATAAAATAGAAGTTTTAATTACTGGTGTTTTAAAAGACTTTCCAATTCCTGACACTACATTTTATTTTAATAAAGGTGATAAGGTCAGAGTTGGGACATATGGTGCTTACAAAAGTTCAGAGGATAGTAATTTTGGATCATATGTTTACAATACATCCGTTAAATTTACTCCAAAAACGGTTGTAAGACAGTCAAGTAGTAGTTTTAACATTACCACTCTGTCTGATCATGGATTTTTAGAAGAGGATGCTATTGAAGTTTTAGATGGACAACTTACTTTGGTTGCTGTTGGTCGTGTTTTAAGCGTCATTAGTAGTTCATCATTTGTTTTGGGTGACTTGCCTGGTATTGGTATAAACAATTTTGCATTTATAAGAAGAAGATTAAAAAGAGGAAATAGTTCTCTTCACGAGAATATCACAAAATATACAACTGATGTTCAAAACGTATATGATCATGATAGTGACAATGCACTCGCACGACCACCACATCCTCATATGTATGTGGCTTCACCATCAATTCCAAGTTTAGGTAATGAACCTATAGTTGCACCAGACCGTTCTATAACGTGGACTGGCGCCACTGGCGGAGACCTTATACAGTTAATACAGGTTACAGAGGGTGCATCAGATCATGGATTCTATTCTGGAGAAGTTGTAACATACAATATTGTAAGTGGTAATCTAGGTCAATTAATTGATGGTAAAAATTATTATATAAGTCGTGTTGATTCTAACAATATTCGTCTTGCAAACTCCTTACCTGACTTGGTGAATGGTGATTTTGTAGATGCAACTGGAGATGGTACATTTAAAATCTCCGTTCCTGACTTGGCTGGTAAAAAATTAGATCATCAGAAATTATTAAAGAGATTTTCTTTAAATCCAGTATTTGACGGGGCGAGGCGTGAGACAGCGCCAGGCACCACTGGCATGCTTGTAAATGGCACAGAGATATCAAACTATAAGTCAGGTGATGTTATATTTTTTGGTGGTGTTGAATCCGTAGATGTGTTAGAAGGTGGTTCTGAATATGATGTGATTACTCCACCAAAAGTTAGTCTTGAAAGTTTAACTGGTGCTGGTGTAAGTGCAACAGCAAATATTAAAGGTCAGTTTAAAAGAATTGATATCATAGATCCAGGCTTTGATTATACTGCACCACCTAAGATTGAGATTAGTGGTGGTAATGGTCAAAATGCAATTGCAAGAGCAAGATTAAAACAAGTTGATCATTTCATGGATTTTGATGCATCATCTACAGGTAACGCAATCAATATCGCAAATGATACAATAGGATTTGGAACATTTCATAAGTTTCGTGATGGAGAGGCGGTAATTTATAAAACATTCAACACTGGTGCAATTGGTATTGCAAGTGCTGGTAATACAACAGATCAAATTCAACAAACACCAGATCAAAGACTTGTTGATGAATCTGTTTATTTTGTATCTAAAGTTAATAACACAACCATCAAACTTGCAAATAAAGAAAACGATGCGTTAACTAAATCTAAATTAATTAACCTTACTGGATTTGCTGATGGTACACAAAGATTTCAAAGTTTAAGTAAAAAACTTGTACTGGGTCAAATTATTATTGAAAACCCTGGCGAGGGATATGAAAATAAAAGAAGGTTAGTTCCTACTGCTGGAATTAACACATATTCGGATTTTCTTGAATATAAAAATCATGGATTTGAAGATGGTGAATTAATTCGTTATTCAAACAATGAAATTAAGATTGGTGGTTTAGATACAGATCAAGATTATTATGTTTTAAAAATAAATGATAACCGTTTTAGACTTGCAGCTGCTGGTATTGGAAGCACTCTATCAAATTTAAATTACATATCAAAACAATTTGTTGGAATGACTTCGGTTGGTTCTGGAGATCATGTATTTAATTATCCTCCAATTCAAGTCAATGTCAAGGGAACTATTGGAATCAATACATCACATCCAGAAAATTATCATGCGACAGTAAATCCAATCGTAAGAGGTTCAATAACATCGATTAATGTTGAAAAACCTGGCCTTGGATATGGAAACGAAACGACCTTTAACTTTAGTATTCCACCTCAAGTTCGTGTCTCTTCTGGGTCATCATCAGAATATAAAGCTATTGTAACTAATGGTAGAATACAGTCCGTGATTGTGACTCGTGCTGGTTCAGATTATACGTCCACACCTGATTTAGAAATACTAGGTGATGGAGCTGGTGCAAAAATTATATCATCTATCAGTAATGAGAGAGTTGACAGAGTTATTATTGATAATGGTGGTGTTGGATATACAACTGCAACCGTGGCTGTTCAAGAGATCATTCCTGGCACTGGTGCGATATTCTTACCTAAAATTAGATCTTGGGCGGTTAACAATGTTAAAAGATATGAGGATATATTTTATGGAGATGATGGTTTCTTATCAAGAGGTGATAATGATGAGGGAATTAAATT